GGCCACCACAATCAGGCGTGGGCCGAGTTGATGCTGCGGGTGGGCCTCACACCCACGGACACGGGCAGCGAGGGCGGCAAGATGACTGGCCGCAATGTCACCCACATGATCGACGCTGACGGCCCCTTTGCGGCTGCCTTGGCCAACCTGATGCCATTCGACATCCCTTACTTCACGATGCCCATCGCCAAGGCCGAAAAGGCCAAGGACAAGTCCAAGGTCAAGCATAGTTGCCCAACCTGTGACGCGAAGGCATGGGCCAAGGCTGGATCTCGGCTGGTCTGCGGTGACTGCGACGAAGCCATGGTCGGGGAGGGCGCGTGATGGCAAAGGGAGTAACAACAATAGGTCACGATCAATCTGAACTGCGTATTTATGTATCGAACAGGGGTAGTGAGGATGGGGATAGCTACAGTAATGGCATCCTGATTGAACAGGGCATTCACTGCCTCATTGATGATGTCATCCTCGTAGACAGTGAGGATCGGGCGAGAAAATTGATCAATGCCATCAAGCGGCGCGGCGCTGATTTGGGGTGGAATCTGTAATGTCAGATCTGCGCCACCACCACCACCAGAGACTGGTCTGGGCTAAAAATTACTTCCTGATGAAGGGTGATGGTGGCGTTTCTGAGTAGATAGCGGGCTGCTTAGGGGGTAATTTTTAGGCACTTTTTACCCCCTAAGTTACTGAATTTTATGGATATTACGGATGGTTCGTAGTTCTTAGAGTAAATAGTGGGTAGTATAGAGATATAGACATATACAAAGATACCCACCCTGAGAGGGATAAAAAAAGAAAAAGAGAGAGATAAATATATATATATATATATATATATATATATATACATATATACTATACATATTTCTCTTATTTTTCAATGACTTAGGTTTATTTAGTAGTTAGGCGACACTTCGCTACCCTCTACTATCAACTTTTCACTTGCATTGCCCAATACAGGTGTTATGCAGGTCACATCGAAACACACACACACGGAGATGAAATTATGGATGACTTAACGGCAATCTACATCTGCGAGGGATCGCAGGACGCAACCGAAGACGAGGTGGTCGCGGCGTGGCAGCACCTGATCGACACGGGACTGGTATGGCAATTGCAAGGGTTCTACGGTCGCATGGCCAGCGAACTGATCGACCACGGCGTTTGCATGGCGGTGGCAGCATGATGTACGCAAATCACATTGGGTACTCGGACGTGAACCCATTTGAGGTGGTGGATCATGTCAGCCTCAAAACGCTGGTCATCCGCGAGATGGTTGCGACCGAGAAGCCGTGGATGCGCCAGTTCATGGCGGGCGGCTTTCTCGGCCATGTGGTCAATCAGGAGGATCAGGATTGGGACATCCAGTCAGACCCTGACGCGCCACTGGTGCGCATCCGCAAGCACAAGGATGGCAAGTGGTATGACAGCCACGGCGCGCGCTACGCTCTGGCAGATAAGCCATTAAAATTTCACGACTTTAACTTTTGATCGGAGAGAATGATGCCTTTTAGCGCAGTAAAAATGACAGTTGAGCAATCCTTTGGGAGATTTCACGATTCTGAAAATATCAACATCCGCATGGATGACGAGATGATTGAGGAGAACGGCAGACGTGTTTTCATAACTCAAGTTGAAAAGGGAGTGGAGAAAAACACTGAGCATCTCATCTTTATCGACGGAAGGGATGCTCTTAAAAGTGTGATTGCGTCACTGCAATTTATCCTGAACCAAAACGGATGGACGGATGAGGATCAGGAATGAAGTACAAATCACTTACGCTTGCTGCAGAGGCTTTTATAGACAAAAGTCTTTTGGATGGGAGCCACCTCATAACCCTCCGCCTCAATGATGAAAACTTCTGCATAAACCAAGACGGCGTAGATCATAGGGGTGATTATCGAGAGCATGAAATTGTGGTTCACAGCAAGGATCAGGCATTATCTATCCTGCGCGCAATCAGCGCCATGAGCGCGGCACTGGGATGGAAAGTGTGATCAAGCGGATCACGCGGGCGGAGTGCGAGAGACTGGTGGTGGGTGTGCATTACGCCCACCGCTGGCCGTCGATCAGCCATGCCTTTGGGCTGTTTAGGGAGGGCGCTCTGGTGGGCTGTGTGACGTATGGTACACCAGCAAGCAGCCCACTGCGCAATGGCATCGCAGGCGAGGATTTTGCGGGGTCTGTGTTGGAATTGAACCGTCTGGTTCTGGATCACAATGTCAAAAACGATGCGTCTAGGCTCGTGTCGGCCAGCTTGCGGATGATCGGCGGTGACCACATCGTGATCTCGTTTGCAGACACGCAGCAGGGCCACCGTGGCGTGGTGTATCAGGCGTGTAGCTTCACTTACCATGGGCTGTCAGCGAAGCGCACAGACTGGAAGGTGAGGGGCCTTGAGCATCTGCACGGCATCACCATAGCAGACCAGTTCAGGGGCGTGGCAAACCGCGCGCAGGCGATGCGTGACAGGTATGGAGGTGACTTCTATCTGGCACCGAGGCCACGCAAGCACAGGTACATCAAGATCATCGGGTCGCGTGGTTTTAGGGCCAAGGCGGCGCGGGCGATAAAGTATGAAAAAATGCCGTACCCGTAAGGAGGGACAGATGGTAAATGTAAAACTGACCAAGGCTGAGATGTCAGCGTGTGACCAGGGTGCAGCCCTGCGTTGGCAGATGGCCAGATCCAGTGGTGTGGCGGATCAGCAGAAAGCGCCACAGGACAATATCGACCTCCTCGGCATCAAAGCTGAGTTGGCTGTGTCGAAGGTTCTGCAACTGCCGTACAACCCCGCAGCCTTGGGCATCGATAACGGCACAGACATGTGGGCTGGTGATTGGAGCATAGACGTTAAGGCGTCATTCCACGAGCGTGGCAGGCTGCTATTCAAGTCAAAAGAGTCGTTCAGATCTGATATTTCTGTATTGGTAACCGCTACAGATGAACCATCAATAATGTTTGTTGAGGGCGGAATCAGCCAAAAGCGTTTCATGGCTGAGGCGAGGGCTGTCAACCTTGGCCACGGTAACTGTTGGATTGTTGAGCGTCACGAACTGACACCGATTGAAGAAATTTGGCTCGCAATAACAAAAATCAGGGTTTCTTGAAAATAGTTGTTGCATCGTACGATGTGGTTTGATATGGATTGCACATGAGGCATGGTGCCTCGCCAGCAGATGGAGACTAAAATGACCGACAACTTTTCGATGGAAGTAGAAATTCGTGGTTTCTTGTTTGAGATTGACGTTTATGTTGAGGTTACCGAGGGCGGCAGCAACAGCTACGGTTCCGATGAGCCAGCATGGTTTGACTTGGAGATCGAAGACATTCGCGGATCACGTCGCAACAAGCCCGTCAGCCCCGCGCTGTTCGACAAGATTGTTAAGCATTACGAAAAAAACATCGTAGACAAATACTACTGATGGGGACACCCTGACCAGCGGGTAAATGCTGGCGGTATGCCGTTGAGAGCCGCGCGTGAAGAAGGCGCAATCACGGTAGCGCAGCCCTAAGCTCCTCCCAGTTGGGGCTGCGCACTTTTCCTCTTGCATCGTACGATGTATACTGATACACATTGATCCAGAGGCATGGTGCCTCGCTCAACGCATGGAGATTATCATGATCCACAATGAAGCCCGCTACGAAGCCGCAAAGGCCCGCAATATCCGCCTGAACGCAAACAAGACCCGCCGCGCAAATTGGATGGCGTTGGCTGGTGCCAAGCGCGTCGATGACTTCCTGTTCGAGCAGGGTGAGTTTGAGCCATCGTACCGCGACGATGGGCAGCGCGCTGGCTCACACCCAGTGGTGAAAGCATCTTATGGCGAGTTCTTCAGCACCCTGCGTGGCAACGTCAACGAATGGGGTGGCTTGACCGAGAAGCAGAACGATGCGGCGCTGGCGATGATTGCGCGCGGCGAGGAGCGTGTTGCAGGCTATGCCGCCAAGCGCGCTGAGGAGGCAGCCACGTCAAACTGGATCGGCACCGTGGGTGAGCGCTGCAACTTCACCGTTACGATCCGCAACGTGATCGTGATCGACGGCATTTATGGTGCCTCGTACCTGCACATCATGCATGACGCAGATGGCAACTCGGTGATCTACAAGGGTAAAAACGTCTTGGGCGAGACGGGTGCTACGGTCACGGTCAAGGCCACCATCAAGCAGCATGGCGAGCGCGATGGCGTAAAGCAGACAAAAATCAACAGGCCAAAGTGATAGCTGTGGCCCCCACCAACCCAAACAATGGAGATTAACATGACACGGATTTACAAAGGCTTGACCATCCAACGCGGACTAAACAATCGGTGGATCGTGACGTATGCGGATGGCTCGCATAGCTCTCACCGCACCCTGCAGGGCGCTAAAGAGGCGGTCACTTTCTCGGCCAACTAGACTAACCGCACTTTTCATGGTATATAGCCGCCACCCAGCACATGGAGTGGCGGTTATGCTTTTTAATATGACTGATGAACTGTTCGATGAAATCTGTGAGCGGATGGTGAATGGTGAAAGTGTTAGATCCATCTGCCAGGACGATCACATGCCAGCTATTAGCACCCTGATGAAAATTTTGAGGACAAACCCAGATCGAACGTCACAGTACGCGCTCGCGATGCAGATGCGGGCCGACGCGATGTTCGAGGAAGTCCTGAACATCGCGGATGACGGCAGCAATGACTTCATGCTGAAGAACGCAGATGACCCGACATCGTTCGCCTTGAACGGAGAGCATGTGCAGCGCAGCAGGCTGCGGGTTGACACGCGCAAGTGGGCGCTGGGCCGCATGAACCCCAAGAAATACGGCGAGAAAACATTTATTGGCGGCGTCGATGACGCGCCCATCAAAGTTCAAAACACCATCGACGTTTCGAAGCTGTCTCTTGAGGAACTGGAGATGCTGGAGAAGGTTCTGTCCGATGTCTAGGACGTATGTCATGACTGACATCCACGGCAGGCTTGAGCCGCTCAAGGCGCTTCTAGCGCAGATACCAGAGGGCGCAAAGCTCGTGTTCCTCGGCGACTATGTGGATCGCGGCAGCCAGAGCCGTGAGGTGGTGGCACTGGTGCGCTCACTGCCCAACGCCGTGTGCCTGCGTGGTAATCACGAGGACATGGTGTGCAGCAACAGATTGACGTACTGGATGGCCAACGGCGGGCAGGCCACCCTCATGTCATATCAGCACCCGCTCACTGGCGAGGTAGACATGGACGCCCTGATGGGTGACGCCGATTGGTTCTATGACCTGCCGATCACTCACAGTGATGCCAAACGTGTCTACGTCCACGGCGGCGTTGATGAGTCCTACGATCTGGAGGATCAGCCAGAGAGCATGACGCAGTTGTACCGCTATCCAGAGGGCGCTGACATTGGGTATCGCGGGATGACCGTGGTGCATGGCCACACTCCAGGTGTGTTCATCGGGCAGAGGCGGATCTGCCTCGACGCAGGCATGTCCAAAATGTGCTGCGGTGTGTTTGATGATGACAGCAACGAGGTGGAACTGCTGTGGGCGTGATAAAGCTGCCATATGCAATCGACGCAATGGCGCAACGTAAAATTATTGAAAAACGAAAATGCGAATTGTCACTGGCTGAGTTTGTCAAAGCGGCGTGGCATGTGATCGAACCCGAACAGACCTATGTCCACGGCTGGCACATTGATTTCATCTGCGCGCACCTTGAAGCCATCACGCGCGGCGAGATGCTGGACGATGACACTTACTACAACCGCCTCCTCACCAACGTCCCACCTGGCACGATGAAGTCCCTGCTTGTCGGGGTGTTCTGGCCTGCGTGGGAGTGGGGGCCGCAGAACATGCCGTCCATGCGGTATGTCTGCGCCTCGCACTCTCTGGAACTTGCCCTGCGTGACAGCCTGCGCATGCGGCGACTTGTCAGCAGCGAATGGTATCAGGGCCACTGGGGCGACACCGTCAAGCTGGTGGGCGACCAGAACGCCAAGGGCAAGTTCGAAACCACCGCCACGGGATCTCGGCAGGCCTGTGCCTTCACTGGCATCACGGGCTACCGTGGCGACCGTGTGATCATTGATGACCCCCACAGCGTGGATGACGCGAACTCGGATGCCAAGCGCCTCTCGGTCACCAACCTGTTTAAAGAAGCCGTGACCTCGCGCCTTAACAATCCTGACAAATCGGCCATCGTGGTGGTGATGCAGCGCCTGCACGAACTGGACGTGTCGGGCGTGATCCTCGACGGAAACATGGGCTATGACCACATCATGCTGCCAATGCGGTACGACCCGCTGCGGGCGAAACCAACGATGCTGGGCTACGAAGATCCGCGCGAAGAGGATGGCGAACTGCTGTTCCCCGACCGCTTCCCTGAGCATGTGGTTGACCGTGACGAGGCCGCCATGGGGCCATACGCGACCGCTGGGCAGTATGCGCAAAGCCCAGAGCCTCGCGGCGGCGGGATCGTCCAGGATGCGTGGTGGCAGCTATGGGATCATCCTGAGTATCCACCCATCGAGTACATCGTGGCATCGCTGGACACCGCCTACACGACCAAGGCCGAGAACGACCCCAGCGCGCTGACGGTCTGGGGCGTGTTCGGTGGCAGTTCGGACTCTGCGGCGACGAGGATGGTTGACAGGTACGGCAGGCCGATGGACGTGACCCGCAGCATCCAGTCATCATCCCTCGGCCCCGTGCCAAAAGCGATGATGATGTATGCGTGGCAGGACAAGCTCGAAGTCCACGACCTCACCAATAAAGTCGCCGACATCTGCAAGCGGATGAAGGTCGATGTTCTGCTGATCGAGAACAAGGCGGCGGGCCACTCGGTGGCGCAGGAGATGCGGCGGCTGTTCGGCAACGAGGACTTTGTTGTCCAGATGTATGACCCCAAGACCCTCGACAAGGTGGCGAGGCTGTATTCGGTGCAGCACATCTTCAGCGAGGGCATGGTGTACGCGCCGAACAAAGATTGGGCCGAGATGGTGATCAGGCAGACCTCGTCATTCCCGCGCGGCAAGCACGACGATCTTGTCGATACCGT